GTCATGATCGGGCTATTAATGGACGTTGCGAACATCGCAACCTCAGTCATCGCGGTGTGTTCATTGATCGCCGCTGTTACACCCACACCGAAAGATGACGTGTGGATAAGCAAAGCGTACAAGTTCCTTGAGGTTCTTGCGCTCAATATAGGAAAAGCTAAACAGTGAGGAGAAAACGACGATGGGAAAAAATGAAAAGACCCCTATCACAGTAAACGACAAAGAGTATCTTTTTGAAGATCTAAGCGATCAACAGCAGGCGATGGTCAATCATATCAACGACCTTGACCGTAAACTGTCATCAACACGATTCACCCTCGATCAGCTTGCCTTCGGGCGAGAAGCCTTCATAAGTGCGCTGGCTACATCTTTGAATGCTGAGGTTGATGTCGATGAAGAAGTATCTGCTGATACTCTTAATTAGTGTTGCTAGTTCCGTTTCAGCGCAGGTAACTGAACCAGAGATAGAACCTCAACCAGAGGTAGACCCTCCGCCGACACGCGAGGATCAGCCGCCTAATGAGGATGGCCCGGATAACGACCCCAATTCTGATACGAATATCGAGGGAGATCTCAACACCTCGAACTCAAACAACAACAATGTCACCAAGACATTTAACGGTGCGGGGTCACGGTCTATGCCAGCAAGCACGGCTATAGCCCCGTCGTTGATGAGCAACGGAACACAGTCGTGCCTAAAGTCATTGTCAGGTGGTGTTCAGTTGGTTGGTATTGGTTTATCGTCCGGTATGTATCGTCAGGATGAAGAATGCAACAGACGCCTCAACGCAATAACGCTCTCAAACATGGGAATGAAGGTCGCTAGTGTCAGCTTAATGTGCCAAAACGCGCAAGTCTGGCGAGCGATGTTTATGTCAGCGACACCGTGTCCTATAATACGATCAGGCAGATTGCTTGTTGGAAAAAATGCATTATTAGCAATAAAACAAAATCCTGAATTATGGATTCCTGATTATGAAGAAGAGTCAGAGTTTTACGATCAACTGTTAGCTGGGGGTGGTGATGAGAGTGGCGAGCAAGATTCTAGTGGCGGTAGTCTTAGTGATCGTTTCCGTTCCACTAAACGCGACCGAAATTGACGATCTTGTAAATACTTCTCAGAGTATCCGCGACACATTTGCTTACGGAATAAAAACGATTGCTGGTGGCGAGGCCTACGCACATGACGGGCTGATAGCGCCTGCAATGGCAAAAGACGGTCATATCACATCAGACCAACAAAACGCCTATAACGCGGCTGTATCTGCGGTTATGGCGGCTACCTATACATACAATCCCGGTGCAGAAGAATATTTTCAAGATCAAGCCGATCAGGCGATGGATACGGTCTCTGAGATGATTGATGCGTATGTTGAGGCTGCACAAACCATCATAATGGTTGCAACTGTTAATGAAATGGCACAGGACGCACAGTCTGCACCCGATGAACGTGAAGCGATGGCTTTGCAAGAGTTCATGGCCGCTGAAGATGTCACGCTTCAAGATGAAGAGATTGATGCCTATAACGATGCACTCTCTAATACTGAACAGGCCATACAGGTGGCCGCCGCATACATGGCCGTTGCTAATGACGAAGGGCTGTTAGAGCAAGCTAATACGATGGCATACGATCTGCGCCTTACCTACGAGGAAGCCGCATCAGTTTTCTTTGATTTAGCGACTGAAGCTGTATGGGTGTCATTTGATGGTGGTGAGTCGATTCAAGGACTTCAGTTAGGCAACTATTTCGTTACTGCTGACGATGTTCTAGGACGCGCAGAGACACAAGACTTTTGGCTCGAATCACCCGAAGGCGGCTGCTGGTTTGCAGAAGACTATCAGGAGTGCTTGAACAATGGCTCTTGAAGACGTCGAGGTAAATGTCGGCGGGACGTCCATCGAGGGTGTCTGGATTGCTATTGTCGTAACTTTTGGGTCAACAATCGGGGGCGGAATCTGGGCGGCGTCACAGTTTTTTGCACAACTCACTGAGCAGTCTGAGGCGGTCATTGCGGCCACAGCACAAGCTGAAGCACTTGCTACACGTTTTGATGACTTGCGTGAGATGAACGCGCTTCGCTTGCAAGATATGGATAAGAAGCTATCCAACATGGAGCAGGCGATGACAGCGGCTGATGTGGAAAATTTGCAAGGCAAGCTCGCAGAATTAGGCGCAAATCTAGTATCTATCATGGATGCACAACAGGAATTGTTAGACATCCGAGACAGAATTGCTTTGGTAGAAAAAACATCATCTGAAACAGAGCTACGTGTTTCTGGCAAGTTAGATTCCTTAAACACATTGGACGATCGCTTTAAACGATTTGAGCGTGACATGGATGACCTTTGGATGGCTATAGATGCAACTAACCCGCTAGGTGGTAACTAATGGATACAGCAGAAGAAGCATTGCGTCGTATTGAAATACATGAAGCTGAATGCAGGCTGATGCGTGAAATGATGGAAAAGCGTTTAGATCAAGGCCAAGCGCGTTTTAATAAGATTGAGCGCATGTTGTTGGCTATGTATCCTTTCATTATTGCGTGTTTGGGCGCTGTGGAGTATTTACGATGAATTTTGACAAAGTCAAAGGGCTAGTAGGTTCATTGGCACCTACGCTAGGTGCCGCTCTAGGTGGGCCTGTAGGGGGAGCGGCGGCATCTATGCTCGCAGACGTTTTAGGTTGTGACCCTGTACCGCAAAAAATTGAAAGGGCTTTGGCACAAGCCACACCAGAGCAGTTGGCAGAGATTAAAAAGGCTGAACTTGACTTCGAAGTCAGGATGAAAGAGCTTGAGGTCGATGTATTTGCCCTTGAAACAAAGGATAAACAAAATGCGAGAGAATCTTTTTCTGAGGATTGGACAGCAAGGGCGATTGCAATTATGTCTATCTTGCTCTTTGGTGGCTATGTTTTGCTCGTTACTCTCCAGCCTGCTGATGACAACGACCTCAATGTCGTTAACTTGGTGCTGGGCTATCTCGGGGGCATCGTGTCTTCTGTGGTGAGTTTTTATTTTGGTGCCAGCAAGTCGGGGTCTAAATGAACAAGCTAATCGAGCAGTTAAAACGTCATGAAGGGGTTAGAACCCACGCGTATCAATGCACAGCAAACATGACTACCGTAGGCGTAGGGCGTAACATTGATGAAGATGGCGGACTTGGCTTATCCGTCGATGAAATTGAATATCTCCTTGAAAATGACATCAAGCGCTGTAAGCAAGAACTTATCAGTTTTCCATGGTTTGCGGAAATTGATTCAGTTCGGCAGGACGCACTTGTTAATTTATGTTTCAACTTAGGCATCACTCGTTTGTTAGGATTCAAGAATGCACTGACAGCAATGTCGATTGGCGACTATGACAAAGCAGCTGATGAGTTCATGGACTCACGATGGGCAAAACAAGTCGGCTCAAGGGCAAATGAAGTATGTGAAATGATTCGCTCAGGCAACTACCCTGAGATCTAATCCATGTCCAGTGCCCTGCTAAAAGATTTTGACGTTCTGAGTCGTCAGGAACAACAAGAAGCGCTGGCACTACTAGACCGATACAAAAGACTGGAAAAACAAGACTCGTGTCAAAACGATTTCATATCGTTTGTCAAAAGCCAGTGGCCCGATTTTATCGAGGGTCGACATCACAAAATCATTGGTGAAAAATTTAATAAAATTGCAGAAGGCAAGCTCAAGCGTCTAATTGTTTGCTTGCCGCCACGACACACAAAATCAGAGTTTGCCTCGACCTTTTTTCCCGCATGGATGATGGGACTGCGGGGTAATTTGAAAATTATACAAACGACGCACACGGCAGAGTTAGCCGTCCGCTTTGGTCGGCGTGTACGTAACATCATCGATTCTGACGAGTACCAAGAGGTTTTTCCTGATATCAAACTGCAGGCTGATAATAAATCAGCAGGTCGGTGGACCACAAACAAAGGCGGAGAGTCTTTCTACTCGGGTGTTGGAGGAGCGATTACTGGACGCGGTGCTGATCTTTTGATCATCGATGATCCCGTATCGGAGCAAGACGCGCTTAGTCCAACCGCCATGGATGCGGTTTATGAGTGGTATACGTCGGGTCCTCGACAGCGTTTGCAGCCCGGCGGCACGATCGTCATTGTTATGACACGCTGGTCGACCAAAGATCTCGTCGGCAAAGTCTTAAAAAAACAAGGCGATGATCACGCTGATCAGTGGGAGCTTGTGGAGTTTCCGGCGATCATGCCTGAATCCGAAGAACCCCTCTGGCCAGAGTTTTGGAAAAAAGAAGAGCTTTTATCCGTCAAAGCCTCACTACCAATATCCAAGTGGAATGCACAGTGGCTTCAAAATCCCACCGCTGAGGCCGGCTCGATCGTGAAGCGAGAGTGGTGGAATGTCTGGGACGAAGATTATGTGCCTGCCTATCAGTATGTCATTCAAAGCTATGACACGGCTTTTTCAAGAAAAGAAACGGCAGACTATTCAGCGATCACTACGTGGGCTGTGTTCCAGCCTAAAGACGGCGATCCTGACCAAATCATCCTTCTGGATGCAAAGCGAGTGCGGGTTGACTTTCCTGAACTTAAAAAAATGGCGTGGGAAGAGTACAAGTATTGGGAGCCCGACTGTGTGCTTATCGAAGCAAAAGCATCA